CGATTTACGGCGCTTTGCGGCTGCCGAACCTTTTTTAACCTTGCCTGTTACAGCAGTCTTTAACTTTGAGCCGGGGTTTGCCTTGCGATATGCGGCGACACCCTTCTTTGTCATACCCGCGCCTGATTTGGTTTTGCGATAGTTGCCGCCTTTACCAGTGGTCTTGCGAATGGGGTTTTCTTTTTTACGCGCCATAACTACCCCTGCTGATAAAAAATAGTTATAGATGTGTTTGCTGGCAGAGTCGCATAAACCCCTGTTTCATACAGAATCCCATCACCAGGGAAAACTACATCAAACATACCAGCAACACTTTCATCAACTTCTATCAATACAGAACCGCTTGCAGCGGTATTGTCGTATAAAATTATATTCCCTGTCGCGCCAGTTTTGTGGTTTACAATTAAACCCATCAACCGACCACGACCTGACAAGAGGCTTGCAGAAGCGTGAATGTGCTTTGTTTTTACCTCGTTGCCAGCCATTTTAAGACAGGAATATTGTCAATTTGTTGCCTGAGCCTGACAACGCCGCAACAAAACAGCCCGCAGTGGCAAGAATGCCATCGTCAGGAATGTTTAGAACATGGTTCCCCGCAGCAAAACTCTGCTGAAGCAAAACCTCTCCTGACGCGTCACCATTTTTTATGGTAAACGCGCCTGCGGCGGCACCAAACATAACAACCTGACGAATGCGAGAGCGTGCTGCTCCTACAATCGCTGGAGTGTCACCTTGGTCAAAATTAAAGGCTTTTACTGGACCAGCCATAATAGCCTCCTATTATTCTACGCCGTTATTAGCCATCACATAGGTCAGAATGCCTGTGTATGTGCCGCCAGTAGCCGCAGAAGCGCCCACCTTGCCAGTGACCGTGGCATCAGCAGCCAAACCGCCAGCAATTGCCAGAGCGCCGTCAGCGCCCTTTACAGTGCCTTTTGTGTCGGCATCGACCTCGTTAAACAGACCGTCATCGTCAGTAGATGTGCCGATATCAACTGTTGGATTTGTACCACCAGTTGCACCGCCAATTGTCATAATTGAAACTGGAATCGCGCCCGCTGGAAGAACAAGAGTTTCTCCAGAAGTAGCTGATGTGCCAATACGCACATTAGTAGCTGATGATTCAGTTGGGTCAAATGAAATTTGCACGCTCTGTGTCATTACACCGGGTGTGTGCGTACCCTTTGCGCCGCCGCCGTATGAGCGGACAACACCTTGAAAGGTTGTGTTTGCCATGATTATCTCCTGTCTTGGCAAGTGTCAGCCGCACCATGCGGCTGTCAGGGATAAGTAACTATACAACAAAAAAGGGCGGCTGAAAAGCCGCCCCTTTCAGAACAATTGTTCGCTTACGCGCCCGGTGAACCGAACACAGCGCGTGGGTCGGAATAACCGAAGCTATAACGCTCACGAGCTTTAAAGCGCATGTTACCTGAGTCGAAGTCAGCTTCCATGCCTGTAGACATTGGAGTACGCTCAAAGTGCTTGAAGCCGTTTGGCGCATCTGTCTTGATGAAGAACGCATCTGGGTCTGTCAAGAAGTGGTTAATTGTATAACCCTCTGGAAGCATACCCATGTTACGAATTGCGTTTACATCGTTGTCGGCTGTGCCTACACGAAGTGTAGACTCAAGCAGACGGTCAGCAACAAACTGAAGCTGTGGTGGAACGATAAGCTTGGTACCGCGCAGGGCGATAATCAAGTTACGCTCATCAACGAAAGTTGAGATGTCGATTAGAGCATTCTCAAGTGAAGTTTCGTTAAGGTCAGCAGCAGTTGAAGGCTCATTGCGGAATGTGCCACCACCAGCAAGTGGGTGGTCAGCCGCGCAAAGCTCTTTGCCGTCACCACCAGCGAAGTTGCTGTCAAACGCATTGTTTAGCGTTGCGGCAGCTTTAACTTGCTTGGTGTGTGCCATTGAACGTGCTAGTGCGCGTGTGTAACGTGCACCAAGACGGTCATACAGGTTATCTTCCATTGCTTCTTCAGTCAGCGCGAAAGCCAATGAGATTGTCTCATGGCTGTAACGTGCTGTGTATGCTTCTGAAGCATTGTCGAAAGATACGCCTGCACCTTCTTGCTTGGTTTGGGCGTTTCCAAAACCTACAAGCATTACCTCTTCTTCAAACGCACGGTCTGATGATTCAGTGTCGTAGATTTCAGCGTGTTCCGCGTCATAGCGGTCGTATTCCATGCCGAACAATGCGTTCAGGCCTGGCTCTAGTTCTTTAACTAGCTGTGCTCTTGAAATAGCCATTATCTAGTCTCCTTATGCCAAGCCTGTGGTGCCAGCAGACAGCAAGTGGTTATTGATAACAACCATGACGTTTGTGTTAGCTGAACCAGTGTCACTATTCTCTGGGTCTTGCGAAATATCAATCGCTTTCAGAGGTAGTGTTGCAGTGGTTGCACCAGTTGAAACGCCAATTTCAGTGCGTGAAAGCCCTGATTTTGTATCACCTGTGCCAACAACAATGTCAAAGTTACCGAACAGGTCTGTTACTGGCATAGCAGCATTAGCCTGAATTTCATAAACTACGTCTGGCGCGTCAATTACAAATGCTTCAATGTCATCCGCAGCAATTGAACCAGGGTAGTAGTTTGAGAATGTTTCCTTACCAGAAACAGGGTCAGTGTAACGGCAGCCGTTGAACACACCCAGAGCAGCATCGGTTTCGCCAGCAGCTTTAACGCCAATTGTCCCAGCTGTTAGTGCTTCCACTAAGTCACCTTGGAAAATCGCGCCAGAAGCATTGTTGGCAATGCGATAGCGGTTCTGTTGGTTCATAAAGGCAGAGCCGTTCATCATCCGCGCTGGGCGCAGACCAAAGGCAGCATTTTTATTTGCCATCTTGAACTCTCCTTACGAGTTTATTTTTGGCCTCTTGAGCCAAAAGTTACTTGACTTGAACGCTGCGGGTTTAGCTTTGGCATGGCAGAATTTGACTCCCGCATCCAATCGCGGTCCACAGCTTCCATTTGATTTTCTGTAACGCTACGATAATGCGCGTCACGCTGTTCCACAATCTCTTCAGGTATTCTGGCAAGAACCAAACCACCTACGCCGATTACGCCAGCGTTTTTACCTTCGTCAATGACAGGTGCATCGAAATCAGGATAGTCTTCCGCCCTTACAAGTTCCCAACCTTCACGGCGGCGCTTATGGACGTTGTTGCGGTCATCGTATTCCATGACTGACTCACGAATCCAGCGGTGTTTAAAACCTACAGGAGCTTCGGGAGCTTCAAGGGTTGATGGTGGACGCCACGCTTCTACTCTCGCTGTTTTTTCACGGGTTTGCGAATCCCGGCTTGCGCGGTCAACCATTATGCACTCCTTGTGTCTAGTTTAGCGACTTCTCTTGCGTACCGCTCAAGAGGAATGTTCATCTTCTTAGCGAAAGCCACTTGACCTGGTGTTAATTCCACCGTTTTTTTCCGCCCTGATTTCACTGACCGTCCAGAGGACGCAGGCGCAACTGCTTGGGCGTTCTGCCGCTGTGCCTGAAACTTGTGCGGAAACTCTACGCGCATACGCTTATCAATTTCCGCATAATACTCATCACTGGTCGGGTCATACCCTTCAGCACCAACCAATGTTTCGTGAATGGCTTGAGCGCCACGGGTCATAACCATGTCTTTGCCAAACCAGTTTTCGTTTTTGCCCATCCACGTTTTTAATTTAGGGTCTAAATCCTCTACCCTTTGTGGCTGTTGACGTTGAGGCGCTTGAGCTTGCTGTTCTGGCTGTTGCTGTGCCTGCTCTTGTCTTACCCTTTGAACACGAACACGTTCTTTTTCTATAGCAAGCCTAGCAATTAAATCTTGCGCCTCTATTTCTTTTTCAACGTCACCAATTTCACGAGCTTCTCTTAAAAGCTTTTTGGCCTGTTCGTGCTGTGATTCAACACGGGCGCCATATTCATTGGTATATCCTTGGTCAAGCTCCGCGAGCTTTTTCTTCATTTGCTCGTTTTGCTCTTGAACCTGTTGAGCATAGTTATAAGCAGCTTCAGCCTCTTCCATCGCCTGCTTGCGCTTTGCAGTTAGCTGATTTATGCGCTTTTGAACATTACCACTATAATTCTCCAAATCATCATCAGACGCCCCAGCTTCTTCTGGCTCATTTGAAGAGTCGAACATTTGTTCGGGTTTTTGCTCTTTTTGCTCAACTTCAGTTTCAGAATCACTCACATCAAATGTGAAGTTTTCTTCATTTTCAGCTTCTTGATTCATTACTTCTTCCATAAAATGCCTCCAGTATTTTTATACATACGATATGTCTGCTGGGTCAAGTATAGTGGCGATAATATTATCGTCATTTATGAGACGAACCTCAAGTCCATCCACTTTGAACCTATTTCCAGCATAACGTCCCATAAGAACCCATGATTTCTCTCCTGCCCATGCGCCAGAAGGAAACTTACCTTGGTCTTTATAGGCGTCTGGCCCAACCTTTACGACATAAGCAGCAACAGTTGCAAACGCCTCTCGGTCACGAGTGGCATCTGGTATGTAAATGCCGCCCTTTGTTTTGGCGGGGGGATAATACGGGATTACAAGAAGGCGATACCCAACAGGGTCTGGAAGCCTATCAAGAGCAGAAGCATCCATCTCAGATGGATTTTCTGTGTTTTTGTTTTCCTCTTCTTGTGGAAGAGCCTTTTGAACCGCCTTTGGTATTTCAGTCTGCGGCGCGTCAGACTTCATATTAGCCGCAACCCTTTCAGGCACGAATAGTTTTTTAGCCATCTTCAATGACACCTTTCATCGCGGCTCTTATTTCATCTTCACAGTAGGTCAGTCCGCGTATTTGACCCACTATGAAGCGGTAGTTTTCCATGTTTTCTACCGCACCATTCGACAGCATAATTGCATAGTCATCCTTCTGCTGTCGGATGTTCTTTAATAAATGTTCGGAAAGTGATACTGAATCCATTATTTCTTCCTGAACTTATCTAGACCTTTAATACCAAGTGCGGCGCTGCACACTAGAAAAACCAAATACTGATACCAATCAGGCAACTCATTCAGGCGGTCAAAGCCGTTTTTAACAACCTCTTCCATGCCCGGAATGAAAACTAAAACTACGGGGATTAGTATAATCACCGTGACTATTTCATCTTTGATTGAGGATTTTGTAGACTCCGCCATGATTAACTCCCACTTGCTATCGTGGGTAGCGGCGGTCTTCATTATCTCGGCTTTTGCTTCTGCCTCAGTTTGTGCAAGAGTAGCTTTCGCCTTTTGCTTGGAAACTTGCCCCTCAATAAATGAGCCTGCCAAAGATGCAATTGGCCCAATAAGCGCCTGAAACATGATAACCCCTCCTTCATCCTTTCAAATACATAGCAAATAAATATATACTAAGTAAACCTACCGTTGCACCAAGAATAATGAAAGCTATTTCTATCGCTTGCTGTATTTGTTTACGCTTCTTTTCGCGCATAGCAATTCTTTCTTTTCTTATCTGAGCCTGTATTCTCAACACATCTTGCCAAGCATTGAAGCCATAGTTAGCAATCAGAAAGTTTCTAAGCTCATTTTCCATCTCTTGAACTTTTTTGTGAGCAACAAAGCTTTTTAAAGCCTCTTCGCCAACGCTGCCATACTTTTTCTTTTCTTCTTTGTGGACGTTCTTTACGGAATCAATCGCATCCATAAATTTTCCAATGTCCCCAGCCATAGCGTAGACATCTTTGGAAAGAGAAAAGCCTTTTTTAAGAGCGCTAAAGCTCGCTGTTGCTATAGCTATCGCAGTTGCTGGGTCCATTACAAACTCCTATAATTAGACCCTTCACTGTTTTTCACTTCCCAGCCAAACGGCAAATGCACCTGTCATCGCGCCGCTGCACACGCTTATCATCGCAGATTGAGCCGTGGACAAGTCCTCTAAGCTCATCCCCCACTCCAGAACGCGAATGTACATTATTGTCATAACAATCATCATTAGCCGTGGCAAAATTTTCCACGCCAGAATCTTCTCCATCGTATACGACACTAGAAAACACCTTGAAATCTCTGTGGTCTAGCTATCGGAGAGAACCCTTTTACCACTCCACCCTTTTTTAGAGCCACTGGACTTTTTTGCTGCCTTTTTGGGCTTTGCTTTTTTAAATTCGGCTTTGATTGGTTCAGGGCTATCGCTACCGCTTGTCTCTGCGGATACCCCTCGCTCCTCAACTTCGATATGTTTGATGATATCGTCTTCTGACTCGTACCTTTTAATAGCGGCATTTCTACGCTCCACTTTCTTGGCTTTTTCTACTTCCGCAACTTTGCGGTTTAATGAACTTGCTGACATTTTATTGCCCTTTCGTCATATTGTTTAGAGCGGCTATGTCCCTCTGGGTTTGAATGCGCTCTTCTGCAACTCTAGTCTTTTCATCTAGAGCTTCTTTTTGAATATTTATGCGAGCCGCAGCTTCCATCTGGTCATTCAACTCTTTTTCGCGGTCAAGCTGGTTTCTGTCTTCAGCCTCTTTTGCTCTGCGCTGAATATCAGCTTCACGAAGAGCTAATTCTTGCTGGCGTATAGCCACAAGCGGGTCAGTTTGCTGTGGTGGTGTTACAGCCTGTGCATATTGCTCAGTTAACTCTCCAACAAGCTCTGCAGCGCGAGAGGCAATGTCCGCTTGAACTGCCTGCATACCCTCTGGAGACGCCTGCAACTGCATCATTTCTTCTTGAGATACGCTAGCCATTATTTCTTCTTGAGCCATCGCTTCAGCCATAAATCCAAGATGCTCTTGAATATGACCTTGCAGCGTCATCACTATCGCTGCGTTAGCTTGAGCCACAGGCGTTGCGATAATTGCGAGATGCGCCTCGATATGCGCCTGATGATTCTGTTCTGGGAAAGCCTGTAAAGCCTTGCCTCGCATTGCCTCTTGATTCTCTTTAGCTGGATTCGTAGGTTGAGGCACAGGTGGTGAAGGGAGTATGGCATCAACATTTGTAACTCCTAATGCTTCGTACATTTTTCTGTACGCTTGATATAAACCCTGCTCATTTCCATGAATTTCAGGATTTGATTGAACTAACTGCAATTCTGTCTGTGCCAAAGCAATGCGCTGTGACATAGAAAAAATGTTCGGGTCTGAAACTGGCAAAACATCAATGCGGTCATCAAAGTCTGTCACCTTTATTTCTGGAGGAGCGCCTGGAACTGCATACGGATACATAGGCGCCATAAATTTAGCAAACACACCAGCCAAAAGCTTGAACTCAATTTTCTGAGAATAATGCAAGCGCTTATGAATTGCGGACATAACTTTCGTGCCGCGCTCCATAATAGCCATAGT